AGGGCCGTGGCCCGGGCTTGTTAAGCGCTTATGATGTTTCCCGGGAACTTTAAAAATTGTTGGTGAAAAATATGTTGGTTCTGTCGTTAATGGGTTATCGAATCCTTTTCCGTCTCCAAGCCAAGATGACGACCAATCAAAAGGAACAGTCCTGCTAGTGAAATATTTTGTGGACTCCCTGCTCGTGACCCTGTTATAATATAGTTCAGAACATCTCCACAAAGCATGATTCTTGCGTCGGTCCAGCGTACCTTGGGAAAGTTCGGCGTTGGCTTCCCAAGTGCCCTCCGCAGCGCTACCCTGATGATTATACTGTTCAAACCAATCGTTGTCAGATGCCATCTGAATAAATTCATACCCCCCGTCTTCCGAAGCGTCAAAGGTATCGTTCTCAAACCAATGGTCGATAATCAGACGGCGCCGGTCCGCCGCGTTGTCTGCCCATGGTGTCATATTTTCTATAATTATTTTTCCATCTAATGACTTTTTCCTTTTTCCGTGAATAGCGAGAGGCCGAATTAATTCCTTAGCATATGTTTCTAATTCTTCCATAATAGTAATTACGTTCGATAACGAAATGTTATCCAGAGCTTCTTTCGTTATCAAGGTGGTCATCATTTCTATAAAATTAACAGGTAATGGCTGCCCAGTCAAACAGTGGTGTAATATCTTATAATCTGTGGCTGCGTTCTCCGCGACGTCATTCGGATCTAATCCATAAACCCATTGATCACCCACCGCACCCCAAGTTCCTCCCGGAACTATCAAATTTTCCCCAGTTGGCATCCCTTCATATGGGGCGAAACGAGGTTTGGCATCTATAATGCTTTGCCGATATACTCTATAATCTTTTAATTGTCTTAACGAATTAGATAAATTGAAAATTTTATTTTCTAGAAAATTAATAGTGGGGTCCATAATTTCAATTTCAACACCATATTGAAAATGTCCTGCCGGATATCTAGCGACATCAAAGTCTATCCCAGAAAAATGGCGGAACGGTTCGAATTCTCCCCATAGACCAGCGTCGGGCGCGGGGTTATGTGTAATTCCTTCAACTTCTTGTATGGAAAAGCCTAAATCAACAGTGGTCGACGGATCAGTACCAATACCTTTTTCAGCTGTGAAATTTATTGGAAATCCATCTAACCCCAAAGAGCCTGGGAATGAGATATAATCTTTTAATTTTTTCACGTTCATCTCTTCGGTTATAGCAAGTGTTTCTGTTGAAAAATCTGCTTCAGCAGAATTATTTATATTTGGTGTATTAGGTGTAAGATGTGTGTCTTCTGTTGATAATGTACCATCAGGATTAAATAAAACTCTTCTTCTTTTCATTTTAAAAGAAAAATATTTTATTAAAAGCATAATTTGCCCTAACTGAGGGACGGCCCAATCTCCAGCTGATTCCAAATACTTTATAACCCCTGGGAATGCAATATTATCAAGAATAAGTCTTCTTTGATCAATGCCAAAGAAAAATCTACATCGATTGTGACTGTCCCTAGATAACAAAATATCTGAAAAATATAAAGGTTTTTTCGGATGTACCGTTTTTAAAACTTTTTGATGCGCTTGTTTCGCCTTCTCTAGCAGTGCTTCGGCGGTGGCTTCGGCGGCGGCGGCGGCGGCGCCGGCGGATTCGACTAAATCTTTTACAATAGTTAATACGTTGTCATTTATAGTAAACTTAGAATTATCAAGTATTGGAAACTCCGGAAAGCCGGTGTTTTGGTCGACTAGGCGGAAATCTAACATATCAGGCCATACAATCCCTCCATAGAATGGGCTATTTGCGATGTTAGGATTATTATTTTTAATTGCAGCTTTATTAGTTATTCCTCCTCCTTCTATTATATTATAGTTTATAACCGAGTCATGGTCCACAAGAGCATAAGGCGGCTTTCCTGGTAAATTTACAATCCAATATGGAATTACTGTAATATATACGTCTTGAGGAAACATCGGAATCTTGAAATAGCTTTGTAGCGGATTGCCGGATAGTGGGTTGTTGTCGTCATCCATGGTGAAATTGCCCCAAGTATCTGGTGTTTCAACGTCTTTGTGCCAGCCCGTCGCCCGGGCACTGAACGCCGCGCTCCCCGCGAATGCCGGGTCCTGCAATCCCGGGGCGACGATTGAAAAAAACATTGATTGTGTATCGTCCGATGGCCATGCCGCACAGATATTCTTACTATGATAATCCTGAACTCGGAAGGCACTCTGAGCGATATTTTTGGCGGGGATGGCTTTTTCATAACCCAGATACCCGTATGAGGTCATGGTGTCGACCCATCCAGACGCGCCAGAGCCCCACCATTTTGTCAGAGCCGGATCTGAAATTGTCTGTCGATACTTTTCTGCGTATTCTTTCATAGTGGAACTCTTCAACCAACGCCGTTTCCCCGTGGATTCGAGCATAGCCAGGAGTTCTTCGGCATCCATTCCAGTAAAATCGATCATGCCCGACGCGTGTACCAGGAGCGGTGGATAACTCCCCCACTCTCCAAAGTGTACGCCTGCCTTGGCATAGGCAGGCCATGGTGAATAGGAAAACCCGAACGTGGGATCGTCGTTGTGGTTGACCGCCCACGAAGGAGAATGATGATGTCGCACTATCATCACCTTTTGAGTACATGCAGCGGCTTTCGGGAATGATGCATTAATATGTTTTATAAAAGCCGGTGCGATTCCTAAAGGATTATGAGGTTCGGTAGCATCAGATTTATAATAGTTATTGTCATTTGACCACATCGTCGTCAATTTGATTTCCATATGCGGTTCTTGTTTCCACCCGGAATTCGGGAGGACGTCCTCTCGTTGACGAAGTGTAATTTCTGATATTCCACGAAATAATTGAGGTTTGTGCGACATTAGCAGACATCATCTCCTTCTGCGTCTGTGGAATAAAGTTTTACACTAATTCCAGTTTTTTCTGGGCAGTCAACAAGACTATCAGAAAATATATTTTGAGTCTTTTCTAATTCTTTACTCTTACATATTATTCCCGGTGGTATTTCATCATCAACAAGGAAATCTAAATAATATTCTACATAGTCTGGTCCTATATCAGGTAATTTTTCCAACAATTCATCTTCGTTACCGCTAAGCTCATCCGGGGGTATTGGCATTATTAAAGGAAGATATCGTTCTATAATCTTTCCATTTGAACCAGTTACGTTTTCAACTTCGTATATTTCAATATCAAAATTTTTAGTTTCAAATGTTGTGTTTCTTTCAATCAATTCTAATAATAAATATTCACCTTCTATAATAAATCTAGTACCATCTCCAAATAATACTTCATCTGGATTTTCTGAATTTAAAAACTCAGGTGACTCCGAAAAATAAAAGTGATTAAAAGCTTCATGATCTAATCCTACTCCGTCCGGATCGGGTTGATTAAGCGGATGTACTATAGGTTTTGGGTCGCGAATTATTTTATAAGTAATCGTGCTCTCTAATTGTGGTATATTAATTGTGGGTTGTGACGCTGAATATGGAGTTACTATAGTCGAACTAGAAAGTTCTCCATTTAAATAATTAATATTCCAAGCCGGGAGATAGTCACTATCAAAAGCTGAATTGCCAAGCGGCATAGCTAAAGCAAAACTTTTTTCCGGTGTCGCTTGAAGTTTGTTACTCTTTAGCACGTTTTCTTTATCCTTTTCTGATATCTTTAAAAAATCATTTTCTAGACCATGATATAAATATTGTGTTTTATTCCGCGGCGTTTGGTCTTTTATTCTTGTTTTAATTGTATTCTGATCCTCAATTAAACCAATATATTCTGAATCATATAAAATATCATTATCATAAAAAGCATAAAAAGTCGGTTTAAACAATCCTTTCGACAATAGATGTTTACCATATTGCGTAAGCTGCAAATCTATTACTTCTTCTTTTTGATTAAAAAAACTCATTTATTTTTTACTTTTAATATTAAAAGTTATTTCTCCCTATCTTTAATTATCTCTTTTTATTATATTTTAAAGTCTTTCCAATCATTTTTCATCTTTATATGGGAATAAACTAAATCCAGTATCAATTTTTCCTGATTTAACCATCTCTTGCAATATAGCTTTCCAAACATCTGATTGCTTTTTCTTATTTGCACCTTTTTGTTTTTCTTGTTTCTTTAATTCTGCTGCGGCCTGTTCTTTTGCCATAAGATACATGGTATTCGTTTCGTCTTCTCTTCTTTTTTGGTTTTCAGTTTTAACAGTTGCATTAAGCCTGACTAGCTCAACAAGTGAAAAATAATCATATGGCCAATTATAACTATATGGTATTTCCTGGAATGCTGGCTTATAAGTTTCACCTGCTGCTTCTTTTGCTTTTCTAAAAGGTAGGTCTACATCGATATTTAATTTTCTAGCGGGGTCGCCATCGGCTCTTTCTGCATAATAATTTGTTTTTGCCCGTTGTTTAACTTTAAATACTATCCATTGTATATTATATGGTAACTTTACATCGCTAGTCTGATCTAAATCAAAGTGTTGAGCAAAAGTATGCATCGCATTATTAGTCGTATCGAAAAAAGAAGTCCATAGTGGGAACGCTAATGTCGATTCTGCCTCTTTCCATTGAATTCCAATATCTGGCGATACGTTCTGCCAGATATTTAACAAATCATTCTGTTTTAACGTATGTCCAAACTCAAATATGGCCATAGAAGGCATCGGTCTATTACCCCACTCACCAATATGTTGAATAAAATCAAAATGAGGCGGAAATACATATCGTTTCATCAAATCGATTTGACGGGCTCCCGCAGGAGTAATGGCATTTTTAAATTTCGATTGTTTCCCTTCAATCTTAACTTTGAAAGGATCACCATCTACTAACCCAAGATATTTTTTTACGGCGTTTGGATCTAGTTCAAAAAAGTTTGGTTCGTGTGAGTTCAGATTAAAAGCTTCGCTCTTGGAAGGCCACCAAAATGGAATAGCGACTACAGCTTCTTTTATTACTTTTTCATTGGCTAGCTGTCCAAGTTTACGTGATGGTGCACGTTGAAAGTCTTTTTTAAATCCAACCAATTTTGCTAAAGATGCAGTTAAAGCTGCGTCAGTGAGGATGCGCTTCCCAATATAATCGTCTTGAATAGATAAAGTAAGCCCAGTGCCTGGTTCAGGGATTGAACCATATTGATGCCACATTCCTTTTGCTATACCGTCGCTTCCGGAAAATGAATTTTCTGAAGAAGGAGCACCTTCTGGTACCGTCGCATCCACATTCGCAAAATCTAATATCGGCGTTTCCCACTTTGGCTGTATTACCCATTTATATTGTTCTCCATCTGTTGTGTGCTCTTCAAATTTGTCTGGTGGGTATCCGGGCTCAACTTCAGAGTCTATTTCAGTGGAGGTTGCGTATGTAACCTTAAATTTCTTTTGGCGTTTTAATGATATATTAATTGACGCCGTTATTTGCATGGAATGCCGTACTGCGGGATTGTGAGATCCTGTATAAGCCCAATACATGCTTGCGGGGTAGTCTGTAGTTGGGACATGAAAAGCCTGTGTGCACTGTCTGGCAAATGTAGCAGTTAAGTTGTTTAATATCTGACTTAAAGAGAATTGTCCGGCGGCGCCCTTTGACTGGCTTAATATGTGGTCTGGTAACGAATCGGGCCTAAACGTTAGTTCTACATGCGAATACCCATCAAAATAAGGAGGAGTATATGGTTCATAAGTGCCAGATGGACGGTCTACTGGTGTGGCGACGCCTGAGAGAACACCTTTCCTAATACCCTTCGACACAAATGGCGGTCCAAAAGAAGAACCATGACCTCTGGGGTAATTTATACCATTCGTCAAAGGTGCGCTCCACTGACGATCATACATTGTGATTGTTCTAGGATTATCTACATATGAGATATGATTCCCAGCTTTAGAAGTCTGTCCGATTGGGCTAAATTCACCCGCTGCAGCATAAGACTTGGATGCATCTTCATAAGAGGCAGATGTGCCATGAGACAAAACAATTCTCATAGTATATTCTTGTGGACCATCCGAATCTAAATTAACTGTTTCAAATTCACTTTCCCAGCCTGATTCGATTTGGGTCATCTCTCCACCTCTTAAGAAAAATGATGGTACTTCTGCTAAAAAGTTGTTTATTCCTATAGTATAACGATCATCAAAATGATGACGTAAAGAACTAGTCGCATCTAGACTAGCAGAAGCATGAGGCTCAAGATCATATATTAGTGAAGGATTCCCTTGGTGTGGCGCCAATAATCTCTCGAAAGGAAACCGCTTAAAAAAGTTGGTGTCAGTTGACTCTGAAATTCTCATATGTTGAACATCCCAGTATTCACCTGAATTAGTACCAGTGATGGCGTGCGATGGCGAGATGTAAACTGGGTAATCCACTGCGACTCCAGATTTAATAGAATTAAACATTATCCCGGGAGCATAAAATGGTTTCATTGCCGCGGCCCAACTGGCAGGATTATTATTTTTATCACGAATCACCCACTTATCATTGTTAGCTGCGTTTGTGCTAGCATATGACTGCGACATTAATTGTGCTAATTGGACTGTCCTGAGAGCAGGGTAAAATCCATCGTATGGTAAAAACTTCATTAAGGCTTTGCATTTAAGTCTAATTTCAGCTTCTGACCCGATTGAAGCAACAGTTATTACTTTTCCTGTCGGCGCCCCCTGTTCATCAATTTGAGGAACTCCATGTGCACTTTTTCCAAATATGTCTTCATGATCATCTCTAATAATTGAAAAATATTTCAAAAAATCGCTCATACCGTAAACTTTATAAAAATCGGCTTCATTGCTCGCAGAAACGGCCGTACCTGTTAAACTAAGCCAACTAATATTTTTCTTAAGATAATTTTCAAGACCTCCGGAAGCGTCCATCATATAATGGTCTAAATGTTCACTAATCCTAAATTCCGGGATTACTGAATAGTCTTTACCTACTCTTTTAATTTCATCAATCCATTTGTCATATGTATGTTCTGGGAACGGGGCTCTGCCCGATTGATCAGCAACTTCAAAGAGAGTGTCTCCAGAAAATAACTCTTCCGTAGTCCCAGAAAATGGAATTGGTCTTGCATACAATGCACCAGCTTTAATGGGATGACCATGAGCGTCATTATAAAAAATACAATAATTGTTTTGTAATTCACCTGCGCCGTCGCCGCTACTGGTCGAAGGCAATGCAGGATCATCATATTTATCTCTCGGATCTAATGGCCAAATACTTTGGACATGAGCTTCATCACCGCCCTCTCCTTGAGAATTATAAACACCAACCATTGAACCTTCCGGTGGCTCAAGCCGGTCAGTGCCACGCTCTTTCCAAAAACCTGGTGCATATAATTGTCGACTTCTTATAGAAGAGGCGAATGTATTAATTTCTCTTGGAAATATATCCTCACTACAATAAATGGCACGTGGTTTAAATGGCTCAAGCGGAGAATCATCAATGTACATACTTAAAAGACTATCATATATTTGTATTTTTTGGTCACGTGTAAAAATATCTTTTGGCTTATCATATCGATAATAATCAAGGTCCATTCTTAATTCAACATGCGTGAACACTGACAAATTATTTGCGTGTGTATATTTTAGAGTAGTGGTTTGAAATGTCTTATTTTCTTCATACTCGAAATGATGTAAAATTGGTTTGTACCTTGAGACTACTACTGGTTCATTATAATTTTTGAAGCGATCTTGTTTATTTGTGACAAAGATGGTCCAATACTTTTTAAAAGTTTTGTCTACCACTCCCATTTCTTGATAATTCAGGTTAATTCTCTCTTTATGAGGATGAGGGTGTGGATATTCAAAAGGGTCTGTTGTAAATGGCTTTATCACTTTAAGCTTTGGTGCTTTCATATGAGAAATAATATTTTGTTTCTTATGAGATTTAACAATTGGATGTTCATATCCTCTAATTTGTTTCCAAGAAGGCCATCCGTAAGGTCCGTTTCGTTTAAGCATCAAAAGGTTGGCCGCGCCTGGTGCGACAAGGCTAATTGCCGTGTTGGTAAAAAAAGTTACATTTCTATATTGAAGTTCGGTGAGGTCGGCAGACCCCAAAGATGTTCCCAAGGGATATCCAAGCGTATTCTCTGAAGACGATACTGGTTCATAAATTATAGTATTAAGTCCTGCAAAGTCGCCATAAACCAAATCCTGGTCCGGAATTCCAGCTCCAAGTAAAATATTTTTGTCAGTCCCGAGGGTGTAGCCAGGGGCGTCCCAACCAACAAAATCACTCGCACTTACAAACCCAATCGCGCCGGTCCAACCTACAGAGCTAGATTCATACCAACGTTTTCCTGTATATCCAGAAAATCTAGCAGAAGCGGAATAATCTACTGAGGCTGTTATCCAAGCGTAATGTGTTTCAGATCTTGGAATTGCATGTCGTACGTACCAATTATCATATGTTGTGCCAGTCACGTATCCAGTCGTAAGATCGCCTTCAATTCGTTTCAAAGAGTTTCTATGAACTTTATGGAATGAAGCAGTATATCCATATCCAGTGTCAATATCATATCCAAACTGGCCGCAGTGTTTTGTTAATAATGAATTTAATGGTTGTCGGACTGTAAGATTACGCCATGGCAATGCATTATAAATTGAATATTCTTCTGCCTCAACATCTAAAAATCCTCTAGACATAACTTCTGGGCCGCCGGGAGCGGAAAATCTTTCAACAAAAACAAAATCATTTGAACCTGATATATTTCTATCTGGTAAAGTAAAATCAATAACCCCTGATACTGCTGAAGTTTCTTGATTTGCAATAGTGATACCTTCGTTCTTAACAAAATATCTATTATTCGTTCTTCTTCCAGAAGTTTGAATTATTTGATAATCGTGTTCATAGTTTCCAATTATAGTTGAACCCGTCTTTTGTAGAATATTTTTAATATTGACCGGGCGTTTAGCCATTGGTTCTCTGAATCGATTTGCTTTTGGTCTAGTTCTGTCTTGAGTATCTGCTCCGGGCCCATAAAAGAAAAGAGTGTTTCCGTGAATTGTTAACCACCAACCTTCAGGTCGATTAGTTTTATCATCTGAGCCCGTATTCACTGCAACATGTCTATACTGAAGCCCTCCAACATATTTCTCTGTAAAGTGACCTTGTAATGGTGTCTCGTACCAAGGCCCGTAACTATCTTCATGAAGATTTGTAATATCTATTCCAGCTTTAAAACTACTTGTGAATGTATCAGAATATCCTCCATCATTAGAAGCGCTATGCAAACTAAATGGAGAAAATAAAGCGCCTTTTGTTTTTAAATAAGAATCTTTATCCTCAAAATTTGGTACCTCAGACCGCAAATATGCTCCAAATGAATGTTTACGTTTCTGGGTTAGTCCTGAGTTGTCGGTGCAATTTTCAAAAGAATCTACACTAGACGCGCTAACAACAAGAAAACTAGTACTATCATCTTTATCTGCTTCTGCTTTAAAAATGCCAGCTTGCTTATTTGGATGAAAGTTTGATCCGCCATGTATTTGTATAGACTCGTCAACTGAAAATTTGTAAGGCAACGAAAGATTACGTAAAACATACGATGACCCTTCATAAATTCCCGACGAACCACTTAAAGATGGGCCAGAAGCGCTAGTTTTAGTTGTTAAAATTTTAAGAATGCCATCTTTTTCACTATCGATGTTGACGTCACCAGAAGAAATAACTGGATTTGTTCTTTCTGCTCTCTCCTTCCACCAAAGACAATTCTCATTTTCATTCGTATGTGTGGAAGGTGGAGCGTTTGTAACAACTTTGCTAGTTTCAGTATCTTGGAAAACAGTCATCACAGCATCATTATCGCCAATCTGGTCTGGAATAGTGAAATTTGGGGATGTTCCCGTTGCTTTGTCACCCATCCTCCACCAAGAAACTAGATGATCTTTAGCATGAAAGAAATTATTTAAGTCCCAAGTAAGTCCAGATCTATGGAGTTTCGAAATTTCGGCCACGGTTAATTCTTTATTAAAAACGGCAGTCTCATCAATAAATCCTTCTGCGACAAGATTAGCGGTGTTTGCAGCCGAACGTCCAATGAAAAAATCTGCATTGGTGTTATCCATGGCGGTGTACGAACCTCCGGTGCTGGGTGACGCCATCGCAACCGCTGAGCCGTTAATGTACATTTTTATCCCGGCGCCGCCACCGGACCCATCGTATGTTGTACATACGTGAATCCATTGGCCTTCATAACTCGTTACTGCGGCATCGGCTGCATTTGCTATAAAATTAGTGGTGTTGGTGTCGTTGATAAGAAGGATTAGTTTGTCCGAAGCATCTACATACCAAACATATTCAGACTTCGATGTTGAAGTATTTCTTTTGCCTAGAATATAAAATCTAGACGCGTCTGTCATATTTATCCAAGAAGAAAATGTGAAAGAAGGCTCATTTGCTGCTGTTCCATCAGCACCAAAACTAAGACTAGTATGATCAGAAACTGTAAGTTGTGACTGGTTATTGGCACCATTAAATGCAATGCTTTTTAAATTAAAAAGTTGATTTGGAGAATGACCAAATTCCCAATCATATAAAAGCTCATTAATTCCTAACAATTGACCTTCAGGGTCAGACCGTTTTAAGTCCAATGTTGGCATCTTTGTCCAATATTTATTTCTTTCTAAAACGTGACTCTCAACAACATTTCTCAATCCTTCAATAAAATTAGAACTAGCTGGAATAAGCTGTTCTAACATTTTCCATACAGAAGAATCTATCCATTTAAAATATTCAACAAACTTTTCTATATCTGGTGTGTTTTGTACTCTTTCAAAGAAGTATTGTCTTAACTTGTTTAAATCTTTATATTCTTGTCGGTATCTATTAACTGGTTCGCCAATCAAATTATTAAAATCTTTTACACTGGAAAAGAAATTAAGTATTTCTTCTGAAATAACTTGGTACATGCTTTTTTCAATTCCATATATAAATTTAATTGGTTTAAAATCTCTTGCCAAATATACGTCATCATCTGTTAAAATTTGTACGGCGTCATCTGTACCTAATGTTTCCGGTAATTGCTTTTTATTAGTGTGTATATATTCTACACTGTATGATGAAGTATGATTCGGCGGTGCGTCAAAAAAGTGGCCGCGGCCGGTGTGTTGATTTTTAACAATCGAACCTACCCACGAATGTCTACTTGTTAGTTCTGTTGAACCTGAAGAAATGTCATCGACTGTAAATTGGCCATTGTCATCTGATCCAGATATATTCGAAAATTCCCAGTTTAGTGCTAATGTTTCCATTTGTGGTATGTACGTTCCGGACAACCGCTCATGAAATAGTCCTATGCTTCTTTGGGGGTGTTCCGTACCAAAATTTGTTACATCTTTAGAATGTTCTCTTATCGCATTATCGGGAACATAGTCAGTCCAATATCTTAAAGAACCTATTTTAACATCAGTAGAATCGATAAGCGACCCTGTGAAATTTGTTCTGTGTGCCCCTACATACAATCGTGTAGAACTTGTTATAAAAGCTGCGCCTTGAGCATATGTCATTGTGCCAGAAACGATAAATTCATTTTTGATCTGATTACCTAAAGTGTTAACACCATAAAATTCGACCACATAAGGATCTCTACTCGTTGTTGAACCTGTTGTGCCCTCAACGATACTAACTAATGGATATTTTGAAGGCTTAACTCGTACAGCAAAATTCCACTTTTCATTATTATACGTATGCAAAAATAAACTACTAGTAAGCGTAGGAACAAATCCACCTGATGAACCAGTTAATCTAAAATAAGTCGAGGGGGCTCCTTGTCTATTTCTAACTGCCAAAACTTTAAAATTTGTAGAGTCGGTTGGATCCCAAGATACATCTCCTGCCACACCATCTTTAATCGCTGTGTGTGCGCCAAATAAGCAAGAAGCAGTTGAATGATAAGGCACATACAAGTCATGCCAAAATGGAAGAGCTTTTGGAAATAATACTTCTGCTTCTACTGTAACAGCCGAACCTGAAGCAGATTCATCTCTTCCGTTGATATATGATACAGAATTCGAGTTTGAAGAATCAGCGTATTGATATACATTCGAGTTACGTTGAGAGTGGTGATAAAAATCAATATATTTTCTTCTAACTGCAGTCGCCCGTAAATTATCACGAAACTGATATACAGAATTTTCTGCATATGTATTAATTCTAACCAATTCGTCATCGACACCAAAGCATCGTAATACGTTCCTAAGTCCTCTTTCTGTGCCTTTTGATTTATAAATGTAAGTTAAATTATTATATATATTTTGGTATATGTAAGATTTAACTTCATGCAATCTTTTTGTAAACTTTTTCTCTTCATTCCTATTAAGAAAAAATTCTAAAGCAGTGGCGTCCGCGAATATTTCTGGTGTTAAAAATCCAGTATTCTGTAATATATCTTCTGCAAAAGGTAATGGTTTAAAACTGCCGGTAGTTCCATCTGCGTAATATATGTCTTTTATTCGTGGAAAAGCCTCTATTTGTAGAAATAATGTATCAAAATAAGATGCAATAATTTGAGTAAGCTTTAATAAAGTTCCTGCTCTTTCCTCGTCTTCTTCGATTATCCACGAAGGATAAGAATAATAGAGAGCAGATGTGTTCTGTCGATCCCATTCACTTCCGGAAGCATTGAGTCTTGTTTTTAAGTTTAGCACATCGGAATGAAAAGAATATATAATCGGATCTTTATATTCAAACGTAGAAGCTGAACTTTCTACAATTGCAGAATTTAAACTTCGTGCGCCGGATTGATAACCTGTCCATGATCCATTGCTCATTCGTCCAGAATAATCTAATACTATCGAATCAACAGAACTTGTCTGGGAAATCCCTTCATTAAATTTATAATAAACTCCTAATTTTGTATTTGCTTCATCTGTGTTCGACCCACCACCAACCTGACTAATACGATATCGACCTATTTGTTGTGGGTTTCTTCTAGCTTTCCAAAATCTAAATTCATCCATAGACGCAGATAATTTTCCCCATCCATTTTCTGCGGAATAGGGCACTGTTGTAGAAAATGTTCCCGAAGGTCTCGTAACTAAAGCTCCAATATTTGCAGCCAATGAGCTACTAACATGGCCAATTGAAGTTCCTGTTAAAACACTTGCATCATGTGTACCATCAAAATATAATTCTGCGGCTACATTATCTCCATCGTTTTGAAATGTAAATGCATAATGATGCCAAATATCATCCGCAACAGAGGCTGTAGTGATATTAGATGATCCTATTGCTTCATTTGCAAACCCATCAGCCCCTGACATATATGTTATGTAAAATGGCGATGGATCGGAAGCGCCTGCTGTTGCAGACATCTCAATGCGTAAGCGCGCATACCCTTCATTTGCGCCTGCTACCGTACCAGAAATCGTTCCGGTGCTCCAAACATCAAGTATTACTTCTTTTTCTGTAAGCGAGCTTATAAATTCAGATTTTTTTAACCAAAATTCAACAGTGGCACCTTCTGCACCACCGAATCTTAAATTTAGGCCGCGGTCTTTTGTTAAATCATATATATTGCCTGAGTGTGGCCCGCCTGTAAATCTTATATAATCATACGATGATGTTGCTGTCGCACCATACCCATCAGATGCCGTTACTTGAGTTCCCCAATCTAAATATGATAAAGTTACGTGTCCATTTGTACGTGGATATTCATTTTCAAAAATATAATTATCTAAATACGATGAACTGTTATGCCATGCCGTTTTTTCATATAAAGAACCATCATACGGAAAATCTTGATAAATTCTCTCAATTGTGTCAGTATAATATCTTGCAGCTAAACCAAATTTTGCAAAGTTCTTAGGTTGGCTGAAGTCTACGGGCGGCGTAAATTTATTTTGTTTTAATACATAAGAATCAACATAATCTTCCGATTCTATTTCAGCACCAAGTTCTTCTAGATTTGTTGATGTTAAAACTTTGGGATTGTCTTGTTCAAAAATGTCTTTGATACTCATTATTTCACCAAACCTATATTATTCAACACGAAATTTAAACGCCTCTGGTTGTTCATAATAAGAACCATTTATATAGTATAAAAATTTAATACCATATTGGTATTCTTTCTCAAATAACGACATATCTAAATCAAAATAACTACCAGAGATATCATAAGAAAGTTGTGTATGTTGTGCACTGCCCGTTCCATAATCTATGATCTCTAGCTCGTCTATAGCTCTATAAATTTTATAATATGCTTTTTCAATTACATCTGAAGCTGGGGTGGTTGTTGCCTTAGAATAAATAGTCGGACTCCAATCTTTTTTTCGAGTATAGAGTCTAAATCGAGCGGTCTCATTTGTCGTATAAACTGATTTAAGATTATTTATTGTTGTAGCATATTTTGGGTTAATGTATGAATCCTGTGATTGTAAACTTTTTGGGCTAAAAGACCCTGTATGATATTCTATATATGTGCTTGGTTCTGCCTCGCTACCTGTAAACCAAACATCGTATACAACACTAGCTGTATTATTAAAAGCAAAAGAAGCTGTATAAATCCCAGTTTCTTTCCACCCTCCAGTAACAGCATTTTCATATGAGATTAAAGTGCCACTACCAACAATCCCTGTTATAATATCTCCACCAGAAGCAGATGTATAAAATTTTGCATAAATATGATCACCATCACCAATGTCTGGGATGTTTCGAAGCTGGCCGCGGACAGAATTATATAAATATAGTGTAAATAAATTTTCTTGGGTAGCTGCTAATGAACTACTAGCGTAAAGATTTCCTCTATCGTCTTTTCTAGATGAATCCCAACGTGCTTCAATGCACGGTCTTTTGTAATAATGTTCAGATGTTCTAGAAAAAAATCTTTTTGTATAATATGATTTATACGGGCCTGACAAATTATGGTATACGGATGTGCCCGGGATTACATGATGCGTACTATCTGACGCGTCTGAACCAGAATAATATGATTCAAAAGTTCCTGTATGCAAGGTTATGCCAACTCCATAATTATCTTTTCCTAAATATCCTACCGGTGCACCTTTAACATCATTGCTTGAACCAGTTATCCATTCTTCTACTAGTGCCGTTATATCCACCTCAATGTCTTCTGTTCCTCCAACAAAACTGGCTTCATAAATCGAACTTGTGTGAAAGTCTCCGCCAGCTTTAGTCCAAATACCGGCGCCACCGGAAAAACCTGTATATTGGATATAAGTAGGCGTAGGGGTCGAGCCCGGATCAATAATATTATTGCCATCTGGACCTTTTGCGTCATGTGTTAAATTTATAACATTATCGGTACGACTAATAGTGATAGTCTCTTTACCGCTGTTACCATGACCATTTGCGCTATTTAATGCAGCTTCTACTTGAGCAGCAACATCAGTTGCTGCACTCATTCCATTAACCTGTATCACGATACCATCGGCTGTAGAAGTTCCTGTAGAACCTGCAGCCCCAGCTTTATCAAAATAATATTCTATGGCATTTCCAGCAGAATCTGTAATTGTGAATCCGGTAGTACCATGCAATTGATTGATGTCTGTAGTGTTGCTGCCTAGATCTACAATGGTTATTGTTGCAGTCGCAGCAACACGAGTCTGGTTATTTACCCAGTTTGATCCTGATTTGTCTAATGTTACATCTTGATAACTCTCCATATCTAAGCCAAAACCTTCTTCCCATGAACTAGATATTGGCAACAATGTCATGGTAAAATCTCTTGGTAATGTCTGTGAATGTCTTGCGTTAAAAACTCTTAAATAAAAGTTAACACTGCCGCTAGCGGGAATCTTGCCATCACTTCTATCTTGTTGAATTCCAGAATCCCCAGTGGCTGGGAACTGCATTAAAACCCTAGAGAGTTCTGCCGTACTTCCGGAGGCGCTTGAAGAAGCTTGCCCATAAATTGAAAAAACTTCCAAAATATCTGATGCGCCCATATTAGAGCCCGTTCCCCGGTTGGAAAGGTCGGCTTTAAATGCATTTGTTATTGTGTTGTCTTTTGTGGCATAATATTTTTTAATAGACATTATTTAATTACACCTTTTATATCGACTTTTGGATATTTGAGTTCAAAAATAGTATCGATTGGAACAGTTATATATCTTCCATCAGGCGATAAGTGAGAATCCATATTAAATGTATCATTCGAATAAAACCCACCTGATTTTCTAACAATCTTAACGTCTACTGCGTCAATTATTCCCGGCACACTATTCAATACTTTATATATGTCAGTGACATATAACGCTTGTCCTATATCCGAGTGTACAGTAAAGAATTCTCCTAATATTTCGACAGCATTAGAAAGTAATGCATAGCGATTTGTATTTAAATCAGCCACTGCAACAAATTCAATTCCAAAGTTAACGATGTTAGCATCTAAAATGTCTACAGTGTCGTTTATCATTTTATATTGTTCTATCCATGTTTTTAAATTTTGTTTTATTGTTGTATTTGTTTTTTGTAAAGCTCCAGAGGGACTCTCTGACACTATATACAAATTTAAATTTCTTTTATTTGAATCATGGTCTTGCGCGACGGCGGCTCGTTTAACCGCGCCAAATTTTGATGGCATTCTATACATTAAACTAATATAGTCTTGTTTTGTAACTGCTCTGTCTTGTGTCGCAAACGTGCCATAAATTCTTTCTTTAACTTCATCAATATCATTAATAGGTACACTTCCAATTATAGCTTCATCATTGGTCATTTCTAAAGTGCCTTGGACTTCTGATAGTTTTGTAGGGCTATAATTGGATGTTAAGCTTGGAAATTCAAAATCGATCTCCCCCGCATTTGTAATTGAATTAACACTCACATTTGATGCTTCAAATGTATCGGCTCTATACACAATATATAAAGTTGTATCCGCTGGCGCAATCCCAAACTTATCTGATTCTAACAACATAGATGGATCAAAAGTTGTATCAGAAACATAATTTTTCCCATGCATTTGCAAAACAACTTTACTTGGATCTAACTTAGATGCAAAAAATTGATTGTCTGCAATTGTTTCTAATTTTGCATCTGATCCGCCTCCAAACTGTAAATATGTATCTTCATCTGTGCGCTCTAAAACAAATCTTCTTGGCACTATCATTGGCTTAAACAAAAACGGTACCGCATCGTTACCAAAATTTGAATTTTTAATTTGATGATAAACAATATTTTGTGCTAAATGTTCTACTTCATAATATTCTTTTCCAGATCCGTCTACAACGCTTATAATTTCTGCGACATTAGTATCGCCTAAAGAGGCAACTACAAATTTCTGGTGTGTCCCAATCTGAGCTGTTGTTTCATTAAAATACCCAGATACCACCACCCCAGAGGCTTTTATTGCGTATGTAAGAGGTGTTCCAGTTTCTGAATTGCTTAATGCAACAACGATCTCATTTGTAGATTCTGCAAAATTGACATCTTCAACTAAAGTAAAATTCCCTCCGTTATCCGCAACAAATGAGGACCCTGCCAATAGAACTGGCATATACTCAGGATCGGGGCCCGAACCAGCGGTTTTTGTTGGCACTGTTATATAAAACGTCAACCTCCCTTGTGAAGAAGACGAAGGATTATATTTGTATCCCATCTGACGGCCAATTTTTAAAACATTATTATATTCTAAGGCTGTCCCAAGAAACGCTTCATTCGCTTGAAAGTCTAAATAAAATGATAAAATATCTCCTACATAAGCAACAGTGTCTAACATTAATGAACCAAACGAAGCTTCATTAAAATCTTTAAAAGTGTTTGGATAATAACGTTTAGCATGAGATATTAAGTCTGCTCTTATCGTGTCATATTCTCTACTAGTATATTTAATAGTAATGTTTTTTCGATCTTGTCTCGCGTGAGTCATATTTCTTCCCTTTTATTATATAATTAGTTATGCTGTTACATTTAAATCTAAAAGACCAGCATCCCCAGCAGCCCCAATTGTATAACCAATTCTTATAGATACTGTATGAACATCTGACTCGGGTCCTATAGGTTCAACATTAACAAAATCTAATGTCAGAAATGGCAAATATTTAGTCACTTGTTGATTAATCTTGCTAGTAATTGTCCCGCTGATATTTGCATCTTTTTGCTGAAACAATATTCTTTTTGGGCCGACTCCAAAGTCAGGCATCATTATTCTTTCTCCAGGGTTTGTTAAAATTAACATTTTTAAATTTTGTTGTACGACTTCTTTAATTGTCTTTGTCAAAGCAATACCATCAACAGTATCTATTATTAAAGGTATTTTCGGTGAATATCCAAACATTTTATTACCTCTCTATTACTAATTAGAGAATAAAATAACTATTTTTCTACAAATAACTTTATTTTATAGAGGTGTGATATTTTTTTAATTGAAAGGGCATATCTTTGTTTTAGTCGGGCCAGGCGGGTGGTCCCTGCGACGCGTCGTCCATGTTCGGGTCGTCGCCGCTGATGGGTGAACCTTGGCCGTATGACGCGTCGATCTTCGCTTGTTCCTCCGCCTCTATCTGTTTCTGACTCTTCTGCTCTTTTTGTGGTGATGGTTGGGCCTCCTGCTCTGGGAGGTGCTTAAATCCGTTCCAACCCATCGGTGCTGTGAAATTCGAATCTCCTAATTTATGCATCATCTTTGTATAATCTGCCCAATATTTTTTATCATAATACCCATAACTCCCCTGGTAATTTTCGGTGTAATATTGCATTTGGTCGTTGTCGCCGTTGTTGTTCCAGTCACCATCAGGCGAAGGATTAGGGTGTTTTGCTATTTTAACTCCAGCTACAGCTAATAATTCGCCATATGGAGCCTCTATTATATTACGAATTTGAATTGAGCGATAGCTGATAGGCGTTTCAGCGGCCGCTCCCGGCATTGAGGCATAGTTCTCAGCTAGATGAATCAAGTTAATAGTTTGTAGACAAGGGGAATCAGGCCTATAGGTGCTGGATAAATATTGACAAAGTCCAATCTTTACTTTCATATCTGTTTCGTTCATAAATTCAAAAGCTTTTATGCTTTTTACTATTTCCTGCATTAAATCCGCTACTGGAGTTTCTGACTCATATAAGTCTCGCGCATTAATCCATTCAGCGTTAGTTTCATGAAGTACTAGGGTCTCGCCTTGGCTTTGACCATATCCTTGTGACTTGGCGTTATAATCTGCAATGCTTTTCTGCCCCATTATCCAATTTGGTTGATATTGCGTATGTGCAACTTGATTGTCAATGCGTATTCTTCTCTTGTGGTATTGTTTCTCAAACGTAGCCTTCGGCAGATGAAGGGAACCAAGCTCATTTGGAAAAGTTAAAACCCATCCATTACTAGTGAAAGGAACGCGGGGGTCCGATATCTGATAAAATTTAGTTTTAAAGTATTCTTCTTTAGAAACTGATTCGGATCTTAGTAAGTACATAGGAAATGTATCCGCAACAATTGCCCAGCCAGGATCATCTGCACCAGTTAATCCTTTAGCATGCACTTCTCCTAGATCACTCCACAAACCCTCTGGTAAAATATCTTTAATATCTAAATAATATTTATAAAAAGTCCATTTACCTGCGCCTTTTTTATTATAAACCGTAAATAAATCTGTCTCTTTAGGGTCATCAAAATTTGCTTTATACTTATCTGTCCAGTCCGGGCCAGCCGTAAAGTTTGGATATGCCTCAAGTGCTAAATGTTCATATTCCTCTCTGGTTATATAGTCCCTATCAATTACGCTAGCAGCGATTCCGGGCTCTTCCCCGGGTTGCCACTCGCCCCCTCCTGCGTCGATGGACAAAAATCCCGTGTCCGATAGCCAATCTGTGTATAACTTTTCCACCTTTTGCGCGCTCATAAAGTATGTGCCGATCCCGGCCGGATCGGGCAAATAGGTGTCTATCCAACCTAATTTTGTACCCGGCACTTTAGGACCATCGGGATCCGCGGCATTGGTCACAGGTATAAAACCCCAGGTATCATTGTATTCTGGGTTCTGATATAAGAACTTTTTAACGAGCGCGCCTGCGGATGTTAACAGTGGAATCTTATAATACACTTTCCATGGCCCGCCTGCTTCTGACCAGTCTGGGTCGCCGTCTGACGTTACATCAGAAGTAGATTGTATAAGTGATGGTGCAGCTGCGCATATGGCAATTTTGTCCGGTGGTCCGAGGGCGCTGCGAACCTTGGCGCCTAAACCAGATCTGCCAAGGAGCCATCCAAATCCAGGAATTGATTCTAACACACCTTTTAATATTAACCATGGTGTTTTTGCAATCATTTCCATAATTGTTTCTTCATCTTCTGCTGTAGCTGCGAGAGCAGAATCGTCTTCAGACGACCAATTATTAGTTCCTGAGTCTACTAACGCATTAAATGATGTTTTAAGAGCATTTTTAATCGCATAGAAAGGATCCTTTGTCGTTGCGCCCTCCCCTCCTAATTTAAATAAAGACGTAAAATAATTTACATTATATATTGATAACGTTGTTAACATTAAGTTTACAGGAAAAATTCCGTTTGCCCCAAAAAAAGTATGAAATACTGGGTCTCTCGACAGTTTCATTATTAATTTCTCTTTTGGGTAGTGATGTACAATTCCCACGGGGGATGCCGATGTTAAAAGCACACCTCCAGCATCCTTGTGCCAATAGACTTCATCTATAGGGATTTCAACATTAGCTAACGGCGTAGTAAAAATTTCTTGGTTGCCCTCTCTGATATAAAATGCTTTTTTATCATATGCTCTAAGTCTAGCCGTGTTGTCGTCGATGCCGATGTTGCCCAGACCCACCGCGTGGGTCTCGTCGGAAAATAAAGATGATAAGTTTTTAAATTGATCCCAATTCGCGCCAGTCGAGGGGGATGTCTGTGGTGGATGTACATATACTATTCTCAATCCGTAATACCATCTTTCAAAATAATCTGTATAAAGTACTTCTCCTTTGTCGTATTTTCCTCCGGATGCGGCCGTAGTGACCATATTAACATATTCTTCCCACGCATCTAGATTAACAATATCTATTAAATGATCTGTTTTCTCCGAGTTGTCGGCTTCCGTGTCGGGAGAGTACCAACTAGCATATCGATCGGTTTGCGACCACTCATTATTCGTGTTTGCATCCGGGTCTTCCTGAATTCTTATATATCGTTCCAATATAAACCCTCCATTTTCAAGATAAGGGCCTCCTGTTAGTCGGGTCTCACTTAGATTTGGCTTCCGCGAGACGTCATATAATTTTGTAAGAGGGAATATCATAGAATATTTTGTATCAGGAGACTGATATTCCCAGGTTTCCAACGATAGTTGTTCATCTGCTGAAGCAAAAAGACCTAGGTCATCTGCTAATGTGCGGTTAAATCCGCCATCAATATAATTAGCGTTATATATTTCCGCATATGTAGTACCCCACCAAGCATAAATGGCTAACGAGATAGCTTTTCTCACCACTCTTACTAGAGAATCCACTGGCATTGTTCGAAGATAATCTACATCTTTTTGTGTAATTCCATAGCGCGCTGGGGTGATTGAGTCTGCATATGTAGAACCCCAACCATCCCATCCTTGCCAATTTTCCGGAACGTCCCAGCCCGCGGCATGCCTAGCCTGACCTACTTCTTTACTCACCTCGCTAAGCAATACGCCTTTTTCATTCATAACGTCCCAACCGGCGAAGCCCGGGTTGCCTTCTTGAATGCTCAACAGTGAATCAGCATTGCCCCACTCGATGTCGCCAATAGCCACTTTTGCTAAAGAAGACCACTGAAACCAATCAACTATGTGATAAATAAACGTACGTGGTTTGCCATACACGTCGAGGTCGTCTGTTTCGTCCCAAAATCGCATGGCGCCGGCATGTTCGTAATTCCCGGAAGAACCTGCTGTGTTTAGAATGTCCCGGTCGTTTTGGTAATGACGGATAAATTCTTTAAGTCCATCAGGTTTAAATTTAGTGCTGCTGTCATAATCAATTCCATAACGATTATTGTAACTTCTAGAGAGCAAAAGCTTTGCACTGTACAGAGACAACGGGCTGCTGCCGCTGGATACGTCCTTGACGGATCTCGGCTTTCTTAAAGTGTTTGGGTAAAGATTCCGCCACTTAGCACTTACATTTATGACATCATAGTTGCCTGTTCCCTCCCTACCGAATTGAATCAGATCATACCAATAGTTCAATAATCTCTGTTCTAATACAAGTGTATCATCTCTTAATTTTTGTTTTTCTTTCCAGTTATCTCGTAGTATTCCCGTTCTACTAATATATTTTGCGATTATCCAAGAACAATCGATCAGCTGCTCTTTAAAAAGGTATCTGTATCTATTCTTATCAGTGTATTGACTTCCGTATGGCAATTTATTTGAAAAAGAATGTGTATGTGTATCCCCCTCCTCATCTGTATAAGCCACAATTTGGCGGTCAACGACATCATGTACATGGTCTGATTCTCTCGGATTCCCAAAAGAAATCGTTGTCTTACCATTGCCGTTTTCATCAATTTCAATAGTATGCATATGTTCTTCTTCAAACGAAGAATGATATTGATCTTTGTCTATCGCTGTTGCTTTGCGCCTGGTAATAATTTTAATAATCTCATTCTTAAAATCATCTATGTGATATCCATATTTTGCTAAATCTCTAAACATCCCTTCAAAAATATAGTCACCAATAATATTTGAACCTAAAGTATTTGATAATCTAAATATTGAGAATGCAAACACATTTTTAATACAAAACTCAACTATATAAAACTTTAACATAGTTGAAATAACTCCCTCTAATGCAGCAAGTTCAAATGGATCAAATTCATCAATTTTAACTTCAAATTCTGTTTTACTCGCGAGGTCATTATATATTTTAATTGTTTGGTCTTTTGTATATTCTAAATTTAAAAGTCCTTTTTTCTTGGTTTCCGTTTCGTCATCATCGCAATCTGGAACATGGGCGGGTATTAAAGCTAAGTTTGCAAATTCACTATATTGTGCTAGCGCACTTTTGGATAAACTTCGACCATACTGTGCTATTAACCTCATAAAAGACTCATGATATGATTCTTTAAAATGTGGCATGCCGATCGCCGCAATTTCTTGAAGTATCTTCGTTTGAAATTCGGGGTTGATTTTGCCTGCCTCGATGGGGGATGGGTTGCCGCCAATGTCACGCGACCAAACCAGGGCCAGCGCCATGGAAAATATTTCAGAAGGCGACGATGCCGATGTTGTAGTGGTGGAACTATAAAATAATCTGGCTCCATTGTCAGATTCTGATTTAACTACCCATTTTCCAGTGTCTGACCAATATTCTAAAAAAGTGACTTCTCCTGGAGAATTGGCCCCTATCGTATATCGATGATAGGTGCCGTTCGTGTCATAAGAATAATTACTGGTGGCGATATCACCACCAAACAAAAGATTCTCAACGCCGCTTGTATGTTCTGAATATGTATCCCCTAGGTGTGTCACCAATGGTCGTGCAATAACAGCTGTAGCTGTATTAACCGAAACGCCTTCGCCAGCGAGAATCGCCGCTGCTTTCTTTTGGTCTTCCAAGCTCAAATCGTCACCTAACAGATCTTGCTCTTCTAATTCCTTTACAATTTCAATGGCTTCTTCAAGTTTGAAGGCTTTTCTTTTTAAAAAACCATGATAACTTACTATGTTCTTATCAAAAGATGTTCCAATAGCTCTAAAAATTGAATTAAGTACTTTTTTCGCCATATATTGAACACTTGGATCTGCATTTGGATTTGTGGGCTGTACAGTTAATTTGTCAGATACAGGATTATCTGAACTTATCATTATTGCAAGTTCAGATAACAAATCAACTTGTTTCTGTGCAAGCTTCTTCAATTGATCATTTATTTGTTCTTCTGTGGCTCTTCCCTCTAATAAATCGCGTCTAAACGGCAAATCTGCTGTGTCATCACATAACTCAGGATGTGATATTTGTCCCGTTCTTTTAACCGCAGCGTGACAAGCTTCTTTATCAATATGTTCTCCGAGCAATAAAAAGAATGACCTAATCACAGTGATATCTGGAAAATTCTTACGAAGGGTCGGATATTTGACTTGTTGTAATTGTTTTATAGCAATTAATGTATTTTGTGAAGCTTCTCCATCAAAAAGACTACATAATTCTGCGGGTGTTATAAGTGCGGCGACGTCCATCAAAAATGCTTGAAGCGCTTCCAGATCTAGTACTCCAAATCCTTCGGCAGCTGCGTCAATAGTGTTGTTTGGATTTTCTAAATTGTTATTTGCCATGCCCATTATTGCGTTCATATTGGTGCTGGTGTCTGGTTGACAGGCCTCTCTTAATTTAG